GTTCATTTATGTTAATGAAGGCGATAAAATAAATGAACAAAAGGCTAAATAATGACAGATAAAACTGAAATTAAAGCAAAAACTAAACTAGTAAAATGCGAAGCGTGCAAGGGCAAGAAGGAATTAGTAGGACTTGGATTCACAGTTAAAAAATGCCCTACCTGCAAGGGCATTGGATATCAAGAAGAAGTGATTGATCCAATCGGATATCTTGAAGAGAAAGAAAAGAATATTGAAGAAGATCAAAATAAACTAAAAAATCATGTTGAAAATGAAATTAAAGAAGAAGTGGAAAAGAAAAAAGGCAGACCAAAATCGAAGGCTAAATAATGGCTAAGAAAAAATCTAAAGCAGTGGGAAGACCACCTGATTATACCGAAAAATTAGCAAAAGAAATTTGCGGTGCAATTGCGGAGAATGTAAAGGGTTTACAGCCTCTTTGTGATATAAATCCACACTGGCCTATTGCTAAAACAATAAGACGCTGGATAAGAGATAACGAAGAATTTAGAACCCTGTACATGAAAGCTAAAGAAGATCAATGTCATTTGATGGCAGAAGAGATGCTATTAATAGCTGATGATACAAGTCGAGATATAATTATAAGAACTAATAAAAATGGTGAAGATTATGAAGCATGTAATAGTGAATTCATTAATCGCTCTCGTGTTCGCATCGATACTAGAAAATGGCTATGCGCTAAATTAATGCCAAAGCAGTATGGTGATAGAACTATCACAGAATCTACTGTGAAGATAAGTCACGAAGATGCACTGAAGGAATTGGAATAATGGAGTGGATAAGTACAAAAAAAATGTTACCTGGGAGTAATGGAAAATATTTAATTTTAGTTCAGAAGAGACCAATGATTTCTATATTTTATGAGGGATATTTTTATAGATCCCGAGCGCCCAAGAGATACTATAAGAATTGGCTGACCGAAAATAAAAGATATAGATGCGTTGTAACACATTGGATGATGCTACCATCCTATCCCACGGAGAATAATGATGTTTGACATAAGACTTTCTTATGAAAATTTACCTTGGTCTCTTCATAAAATGATAAGAATAATGGTTATTTCTGAACAACCCAACAAAAATGCATTGTATGAAACAGCAGAATGTTTGCTAGAAGGTAATATTTTTAAATTCATGCCGGAGTCTCATGTAGATGTGGTTTTATTAAATATTCAATCGCAAATAAACCTATGTATAAAAGAGATAATCTCTAGAAAAAAAGATGTTGAACTATGTAACTCATGTAAAAATGAACTTAACTTTGACCCTCCCTTTTGCTGTGAAATTACGGCTGCAAGATCAGCATATTTATTTGCCACAAAATAAGATATATAATTGGAGGGTAATAGAATGAATCTAGAGCATGAGCTAGGAATATCTTTAATGTTAATTTCCGGTTTAAGTATTTATATAGCGATAATGAGAAATATATCAGAAAAATTATGGGATCATGAGAGCTATGTATTTATAATGATCTCAATCCTATTTCCGTTATTTTTATTTGGGAGTTATTTATTGTGAATGTTTATCAATATCCGTTTTTTTTAAATCCTGAAATTAGTAATCATCACATTGGATTAGCTTTAATAACAGTAGTAATTTACTGTTGTTATCTTTTCTTAGTAGCAAAATTATCAGTGTATTTTTTTGATGAACCTGACCTTCCTGCAATTACAATAGGTGTATTAATTCCACTACTAATTATCGGAGTGGGTTTATTATGAAAAAAGATCTTTGGAGTTAAGGAAATGATAACTAGAGTTGGCGAAGAAAGAGAAGATTATGAAAGGTTGGAAAGAGAAAAGGAATATAGAAGAAGTATTGAAGAACAAGATTGGAAAAGAAAACTAGATAGATTAGACCATCTGTCAAAAGCCATGGCAATATTCGAAAAAGATATAGCATTAAAGTTTCAATCAATACAAACATCAATCAGTGCACATGCACTCGGCGTCCAAAACGTATACAATGAGTTAAAATTATTGAAAGATAGAATTGACGAATTGGGGTTAGGATGGATGAGACAGAACGCAAGATTAGAATTAAACTCAGAGACGATTACAAGCACTATGCTTCAAAATGTTTGAGTATTCGTGCAAAGTCGGGAAAGATAGAAAAGTTCATATTTAATACAGCTCAGAATTATCTACATCAAGCGGTGGAATCACAATTAAGATCTCTTGGGATGGTGAGATGTATTGTATTAAAAGGCAGACAACAAGGAATCAGTACGTATATTTCAGGTAGGTTCTACTCTAAAGTCACGCACCGCATGGGGTGCAGAGCATTTATTCTCACTCACGCTTCTGATGCAACTAACAATCTATTTGACATGACACAGCGTTATCATGATAACTGTCCCGCTATTGTTAAGCCGAAGGTCGATACTTCTAATGCTAAAGAACTATATTTTGGGGGCATAGACTCAGGGTACAAGATAGGAACGGCTGGCAATAAAACGGTCGGTAGATCACAAACAATTCAGTTATTACATGGTTCAGAAACAGCCTTCTGGGAAAATGCGTCTGAACATGCAAAAGGTATTCTTCAAACTGTACCTTATGAAAAAGGCACTGAAATATACTTCGAGTCAACCGCTAATGGAACGGGTAATTATTTTCACGAGCAATGGCAATTAGCTGAAACACGTCAATCTGATTTCATCCCTGTTTTTATTCCCTGGTATTGGCAAGAAGAATATAAACGAGAAATACCCGAAGATTTCACGGTTCAATCGGATGAAGTAGATTTGATTGATATACACGGATTGAATGCTATGCAAATAATGTGGCGTAGATATAAAATCATGGAGTTAAGCGCAGGCGGGATTGATGGAAATAAAGCATTTCTTCAAGAATACCCAAATACCGCGATTGATGCATTCCAGATAAGCGGCGAAAATGGTTTTATTCCCCCTGAAATAGTTCTCAGGGCACGTAAATGTATTGTAAAGGATCCGTATGGGGCTCTCGTGGTTGGTGTTGATCCTGCTAGGTTTGGTGATGATAGATCGTCTATTATTCGACGCAAGGGGCGCGTTGCGTACAAGCTTCAAAGTCATGTTAAAAAAGATACGATGGAGTTGGTCGGTATATGTCACCGCATCATTATTGACGAACAACCGGATCAAATGGCTATTGATATCGGTGGGCTGGGCGCTGGCGTATATGATCGTCTTCTTGAGCTTGGCCATGGCGACATACTGGTCGGCGTTAACGCTGGCGGAACGCCTTTAGATCAGGACAAATATAGCAACAAGAAAGCTGAGATGTGGGGTTTGTGTCATGACTGGCTTAGACAGACGCCATGTCAGATCCCCGATGTTGACACTCTTCATGCCGATCTATGCAACATACGATATACACTAGACTCCAATGGCAGATTAGTGATGGAAGGATCGGAAACAATGAAAAAACGTGGTATTAGATCTCCTGATGAAGCTAGCGCTCTTGTTCAAACATTCGCCAAACCGGTCGAGTACAAACTAAATAAAAAGAACAAAGATAATTTAAAGGCTGCTAAGATATTAGGCAAATCAACCCACGAATATAAATTGAGGTCTTTAGATGGAAACTGAATATGTTACGAATGATTTGGTAGCTGATAAGCATCAAAAGTCATTACTGAGATTAAAAAAAGCAGTTGAAGCATCTCATCAATATTTCAAGAAAAATTATAAACGCTTCAATAAATTTAGAAAGTTTGTGTTTGAAACTTCTATATCATCCGAAGAAAGTACGGTAAATGAAGCCAAAGATTTCCCTATTTCTGAGTTTAATATTGCAAATGCTTATGTATCAAGATTATGCGGTGAATTCGCGAAGCAAGAACCGAGCATTGAAGTTTCAGCGGCTGATGGTTCTACAGTAGATAAAGAATTGGCTATGCAGATAGAAGTGGTTGAAGGACATTTTAGACATCTATTAGAAGAAGCGGAGCACAGTGGAACCCAATATCAAACTTATAGAGATGAATTAAGCGGAGGTTGGGGAATATTAAGCTTAATTACTGAGTATATGAATCCGATGAGTTTTGACTTAGTAATGAAACTAAGAAAAGCTAAATATCCTACCATGTGTGGATTCGATCCAATGGCGACAGAGCCTCATAAAGGTGACGGTAAATTTTGCTATAAGATATATCCGCGTCGAAAAGAAGAATTTAAAAAAGAGTATCCTAAGATTGATTTACAGCAATTAAAGTTTGTAAAAGCACCTGATAGCTTTGGATGGTCATTTGACAATGGCGTTGAAGATATCTTATTGGTATGCGAACTATATGAGAAAAAGATTAAGAAAGTTAAGATAATGAAATTAGTTGATGATCGAGTTTTAACTGAAAAAGAATACAAGGAATCAGTAGATAAATGGGAGCAAGAAGGTCATATGGATCAACATCCCGGCATTTATGGTGAACCCAGAGTTACAGAAATAGAAACGATATGGCGCTATATATTTATTGAAAATCAAGTATTGAAATGTGAAAAGACAGATTATGCATATTTGCCGGATGTATTCGCAGATGGTGATTCGGTTGATTTATATGATGATAATTCAGGAAAGATTCAGCAATTCACACGTCCTTATATATATCATGCTATGGGCGCGCAGAACCTTAAGAATCTCTCTACTCAAGCATTGATGAATCAAATTGAAAATGTAGTGCAACATAAATTTATTATCAAGAAAGAAGCGATTCCAGAAGAGGAATCGTATGTAAACAATCTAAGGAATTATCAAAAAGCCGGATTGTTAGTAGTTAACGGATACATGGATAACGAACCTAATTTACCCATCCAAGAACCAATCATTCCTGTTACACAACAAGGATGCCCCCCGGAAATTATCCAGGGAATAACAATGGCTGATAACATTATGCAAAATGTGTTAGGGTCATTTGATGCTCAGCTAGGAATAAACAAGAGTCAGGTTTCAAATCTGACATTTACTGATGCGGTGACACAATCTAATAATGTAGCCATGCCATATGCTACTAACTATCTATTAGCACTTAATCAATGTGGTTTAAATTTCTTATCTCTCATTCCTAAGATTTGGAAAACAGCGCGTACTATTCCAATAATTGACAAAAACGGGGAAAGATCGTTTAAACGTATTAATGATGAAAACGATCCAAATTCAATAAATATCAAATATGATCCGTATGCGCTACAAATAAAGATTAAACCAGGTGTTAACTTTGCAATTCAGAAGTCTAGAGCGCTACAAGTAATTGTGGAAATGATGAAGT